CCTGAGCCCGGCTATAGGTCGCGTTGGCCGTAGATTCATCAGTTTGGGCATTGGTGCGAGCAATACCAGCAGTGACAGCGTCCATCTCATTTGACAGACGATAAGCAGACATAGCGTTGGAGATCGCGGGGCCGATTACATCATTGTATTTCGCGGCGCTGAGCATGGGCGCGACGCCATGCGCAGAAGACGCGCCAGGGAGACCGGCCGAAGCAGCCGAACCGGACATCGCTGGAGACGCAGACGCAGAAGGAGCCCCCAGAGACGAAGAGCCGCCAGCGGTGCCTCCAAGAGCCGCCGTTGAGGGGATACCGCCAGAAGGCGTGGACGCTCCACCAGAACCCATACCAAGGATGGGGTTGAGACCGGCGGCACGGAGATCAGCAACCTGGCGCTGATAGGCCGTGCCAGACATCTGAGCTTGCCAATCGCGTTGAGTTTGAGCCTGACCGGCCTCGAAAGAGCGCTGATCGACCATGGAGCGTTGAGAAAAATCCATGGCGCGCTGATTCTGGTCGGCCTGCCACTGGCGGCCTCCGATGGTAACGTCCGTATTGTAGGCAGAAGCCTTATTAAACATTTCCGTATTGTACTGCTGGGCATTGGTCTGCATTTCGCGTTGGAAGTTGATCTGCCGCTCAGCCTGGAGATTATTGAAGTTCATCTGGTTGTCCGCCTGAGCGGCGGACCAGTTACGAGCAAGATCGGCCTGTTGAAAGTTGGCCTGATTCTGAGCGGCGGCGACGTTGAGATTCTGAGCATTGGTAGCGCCAACGTTCCCAGCGTTAGCCTGGTTAGAGAGAAGATTGCCGAGAATAGACGCGGCAGCGGATATGGCGGCGGCACCGCCGGCAGTGGCAAGGAACTCGCCCATCAGAAATGATCGATCATTCCGGGGACACCGTAGACCGGCATAGGTCGGGCGGTGCGGACCCGGAAGTAGGTATCAAGGATGAAGGTCGGCTCAGACGGGACAGCAACCACCCGATCAAACGGCGGTTGCTCTTGAATGAAGACAGAGTTGAGGTTCGGTCGAGCCGTGAAATCCTGCGACAGATGCCACACGTCGAGGGACTGAGGGTGAGATGAGCGAAACAGACCCGTAATTTGCGAGGGTTTATAGCGGTATTCCGCGTAGCGTTCCTGGTAGCCCCACACCGCATCATCCTCGGGGGTGCCATCGCAATAGATTTCCTTATTCAGGACTGCCTGCTCCCCGATATGCGAAAGGGCAGGCCAGTAGTAGTCGAAACGGCCCCTCCGGGACCACATACGGTTGACACCTTGCTGGTAGGTAAGGTCGGCTCGGACGCAGATGAAGCCGAGGATGACACAGTGTTCCGTGAAGGACTTTGAGAAGCCATGTCCATGCATGACAGAGGTTCCGACGCCAGCGAGGCTTCCCAGAGGTGTGGCGTCAGGATCGCCAGGATCAGATCGTTGCGTTTGGGCAATGGGACTAATTGTAATGCCAGATTGGCCACCTCCAAGATACTCAGGACGTTGGAGCCGCGCGTCCGGTGACGTGACTCCAAAATGGCTACGTAAGATTTCAGTATATCTAGTGCCTCCACGAGCATCCCTTTCATACAGTTTTTGAATTTGGAAAGCCTGCCGCAGCTGATTGATGGTGGCAGCGGTAGCGAGAGAGAGATCGGCTTCAAGGTGCGGGTCAGCCCATTGCACGAAGCCAGCCGAACTGGGCGGATTCTCCATATGGACGGTACCATCAGTGTAGGCGGTCTGCGCAGACGGAGGAGCATTACCGGTAGTATAATAACGCGGAATCCCATCACTGCCGAGAGAAGCGCGAACGGGAGCCGAAACCCCCAATGGTATACCTACGGACTCGCCCTTTTGCGGCCAAGGTAGCGAGGAGGTGAAGTAGTCATGCCGTTTTCCACGGCGGAGGAGGGGATAAAGGGTTGAGGGGTCGGGACCGTCTCCGGTAGGGACTTCAACAGAGTCCTGGAGGTTTTGGTCTCGGAACCACTCGTTCCAGATAAGGTTGTAGGCTCGAAAGTGAAGCGAATTGCATCGGAAGTTCGGAACTCCAACTGGCAGCCCGAAATAGTCGCCCATAGTGCCATAAGCGATACCAGCCGCATCGAAAGTGACCTCGGGAACGAGAAAGTCGGTAGAATCGTCCGGGTTCTTTTGCTCGCCATTGAACGCCTGCCAGTTGTCCCAGATTAAGCGGTTGGGAACAGCGAAGAAGAACGTATTGAAGTAGCTATTATCCATCAGCGGCTTGAGCGGAGTTGAGAGACGGGCAAAGCCGGTCATAGAGACATTAAAGGTATCTCCGGGAAGAGCCTCCTCGGCGAAGATAGGATAAAGAATACCCGCGTTGAGAGTGGTTTTATAGCCGGCGGACCGATCGAACGAAGAACGCGGAATATCGGCTCGCGGCACGCGGGAGAAGTCGTGACGCATCACGGAAGGCATACGAGCCATTTCAGTTATCCTTCACCGGCAGGAGGGTTGTTACGGCAGCGATATGAACAGGATGTTCGCAGGTAAAGCGGGCAGAGGCATCGTCCCACTCGCCTACTTGGTATAGAACGAAGTCCCCGGGATGTCGTGCCAAGGTGTTCTGCATGTCCGAAGCCATGTCCTGTATGAAGCGGGTCGCCTGCCCGACAGACGGGAAGAAGAACGGCTGCATGAACATGCCAGCCTTGAGGTCCTGTAGTGTGAAAACTTTAAGGATCATTTGCATTCCCCAGATCGCGGACAAGCTTTGCCTGTCGCAAGGTTTGTAGTTTCTCGCGGGTATCTAATCGTTGATCGGTGTTGTTAGCGCTTCTCGCTCGCGAACCGTTTTTGCGTAATCGCGTAATTTCGAGAGCCGCAAGGTCCTCGAGTTTATTCTTGTAGAAACGAGGAACAGGCCGCTTTGTCCCATCAATGACGACGAAGTCTGAGGGGAAGGCATCGGAATGGAACTGGTCGAACCAGCTAGAGCCGATGCCGGGTCGTCGGGACATGAGTCCGAATTCAGGGATAACGTTACTGACGACACCGGTAAGGGGGTGGGGTCGAGAATAATGGGCAGCGGCGGGCTCTCCGGTGAGTTTTTTAAGGGTGTATCTCGCGCAGTATCCGGCACTTTGGTGCGTGACATGACCTACCTCCGAATGACCGAATGGCCAGAGTTTTTCTAGTTTTTCCGAACGATACAGGTAGTGGCCGGTGGGCGATCGACGCCAAGCCACGAGATCGGGAAATTGATAACCGAACAGTATGACGTGATAGTGGGGCCGACCGTTAGTTTCCCCGTATTCGCCGCAGGCGTAATAGCGAACAGGGCGGCCAGCGAGAGACTTGCGCAGCCTTTTGAAGAAAAGCTGAACCGCCCGGACGGAGAGGGACCCGTCCATGGGTAGATGCTGATCGGCATAGGTGAGCGTGACAAAGGAATTTTCGTCATGTTGTGACGCCTCGTGATGCATACGGGTGGCCCAGTCCTGGGCCTTCGAAAGCCGGCAGCCAATGCAGCCACCGCACGGGATAAGGAATGACCGGGCGCCAACGTAACTTTTGGTCGGCGAATAAACGACCTGAGTATTGGGCGGGACGCCTGGCCAGACCGGAACGGGCCGGAAGCACGGCATTAAGCCCGGATGCCGCCTCGCATGGGAGAACCGAAGTTCTTCTTGTGGGTCCGAGTCCCACGGCGAAAGGATTTTTTAGAGCTGCGGTGTGACATTTTATGACGTTTGGACACTTCAGAACCTCGCTCAGTTGAGACACCAGGGTTGGTGTCAGTTAGCGTATTAACAACAAGTAGGAGATACGCATAGGGGCTTCGCGAAAGAAAGTTGCTCAGGGGGTAAGAAAGGGGCTTGGGACCCCCCCAAACCCCCCCAGGGGGGTTAAGGGAGTTTGGGATCGCCAGTGAGAGGAATGGCGTTGTCCGGATTGCCCGGAGGTTGTGGAGTAGGTTTGGGATTCAGAATCCCATATTCGACAAGTTTGTCATGTTGATCAGGATCAGAAAGAGCCTGTAGCAGTTCAGCAGGAGAATTATTAAAGTAACGTCGGACGACAGAAGGTAATTGTGAGAAAGCATCGTCAGCTTGAATAAGTAGATTTAGAGAAGTTTGATAGTCAATATTGTCAGGTAGATCAGAGTAATTTGGTTTAGAGTTAGAGATATGAGTAATTATTCCAGTTTTTTTGAATTGAGAGAGGATGTTATTGATATCACATTCAGATTTATGTGATTGTTTAGTGACGAGAGCACCACCAGAAGGTGCAGGTGTCCGACGACGTTCATTTGTTGAGTGCATGTTAGAATCCTCCAGGGATTGAGTTCCACAGACGTTTGACAGTGTCGCCAAACTCACGAGCGGTGCCCATCGGTTGGTTGAAGATAGGCGTAGGCGGTCGAACAGGTTGGGTCAGAGCATGGCCGGCAAGGTCGAGTCCCTTGCCGACCTGTTCTTGAATAGGTTGCAGGATATTCCGACCAAGCCAGCCCAGGGGCTGAGCAAGGACAGAAGCGGGATTAGCAGCGCTACCAGCATAGTATTTCATATAGGTATTGAGCCGAGTTTCAGCTTCCTCGGCATCTTTAGCATTACCGGCAGATTTGGCGTACTGGATGTCCTGAAGCAGTTTTTGAACCTCATAGGCAGGAAGGTTAGCAGACGTTCGTTGATTGAGAG